TAAATAACATTTGATCAAACTCTGGTTCATACTCTTTCATTTTTTCCATGATTTCATAATTCATAAAATCTTTAACACGTGAAGCTTGTTGAACTTTCTCTGGAGTTGATAATCCTAAAACTTGTGTTCTAACCGGACCATCCGAAGGTAATAATTCTTTATAAGCTAATGCTTGAAACTGAGTAACTGCTTCTGCTAATACTGGGTGTGTTGCACCTGAAGCTCCTTGAAAAGGTTCTGTTCTATTATTGTATTTAAAACCTAAAAGGTCTAGACCTTGTATATAAGTTTTCTCCCATTCTTTTCTTGATGAAGTATAGTCCATATACTTACCATTTAAATCTGAAGCTAAACTAGCAAGTACATCATCTGGTAAAAAATCTGCAAGGTTTGCGTAATGCTCGTCACCACCTTCAGGTGTTGCTGCTTGTGGATCAAGATTTATATCAACTGATCCATCTTCGTTTTCTTGAATATCAACTGGCCCAAGAGATTCTTCTTGCGCTTCAGCTTCTTCAATTACTTGTTCTTGTATTTCCTGTTCACCAGGAACTTCAAATTCTTTTCTGACTTCGTTTGGAAGTGCTTTGTCTATATCCGCCATTTATTTTTTCTCCAGATTGTTTGACTGTTTTAACAGTATTATATGTAATATTCAAGCCCTGAGGTGTGGGTCCTGATTTAGGTGGTATTGTCGTAGTTAATTTTTTAATCATCTATAACTTTTTTAACATTTTCTATATCATCCATAATCTCTCCTTCAAAATCAAGATCGACGTTTCCATCGTAATCGTATCTACCTATTTGTTGACCTTCTTCAAACTCACCGGCAACTTTAAACGAGGTTCCGGTATCAGGGTCTACATCATAGGTAGGTTTTTTATATTCAACTACAGCAGGAGCACCTTGATCAGTAGTAAATTCAACTGAAATACCTGTTTCGTTTTCGGCTACTTTAACACCTTTATACTCATAAGCAGTTACACCTCTTGAAGTTTCTGAAGCTTCGTCTAATTGTTTTAAGACTCCTTTGTTTCTTACAGCACTTACTAAATCAAAAAATATTTTTTGTGCTTCTGATTCTGCAGCCTTAGCTGCAACTATACCTTCTTTTGCTCCACCCTTAAATAAATCCATAATATTAACTAATCCTGTTGTTATACCACCAAGGATACCGCCGCCTATAGCAGTTTTTTTTAAAAATTTTCTTTTACTTGGATCCTCTGGTCCTTCTGCAAAACTTAATCTACCACCATCTGCAAAATTAATACGACCACCATCTTTCATAAAAACAGGATCTATACCTAAACGATTACCATATGATTCTCTAATTTCTTTTAAATATGGTTGTATATCAAATCCTTGTGGTTCAAATTGTTCTCTTGCAGCTTCTGCTCCATATTGTGATATGTAATTTTTTATTCCTTGATCAACTTGTTTTCTTTCATAATCTGGAATTTCTAACCCAGCTTTAGGACTAAAATCTCCTATTCTTAATTCTTTAAGTCTGTTTATATTTTCTTGATATTGAGGTAAATCAAAACGTGGAGCCATTTCTTTTTTAAAATATCCACCTACACCCTTAATTGTTCCTTCTACTGTATCTGAATCAAGCTCTGGTGCTAATGATTGTTCAGCATCAGAAAAATTTGCAATGTTTTGTAAAGCTTTAGTATTTTTTTGTTTATCAGTTGTAAGTGGATAAAATTTTTCAAAATTTTGTGTAACTTTTTTATCTGTATCTGATGCAAGTATAAAATCTTTTACAAATTCATTTTTTGCAAATTCTTGTCTTGCACCACCTAAATTAGATACTTGTTCACCTGTTTTAGATTTTGTAATTCCAAGTTGCTGACCTCTTTCAACAATTTTATCTAATTCATTTATTGATGTCATTTTATCTTTTATTGCTTCTTCTGTTCCATACAAGGCATACTCTGTACTATCAGTTCCAAATTTTTCTTTAATCTGTTCCATTCCAGATGTTCCTCCTCCTAAAAATCCATAAGTGGTTGCATTGATTGCTCCCTGAAGATCTCCACGTAATAATGCGGGGCCTGCAAAAGCTAACTCAATTGCTATATCAGCTGGAGCTACAACCGTACCTAATATTTTTCCAAAACTTTTTCCAGCTTGTAATAATCTAGCTTTAGCTTTAGCAGCTTCGGCTTTATCAGCGCCTTGAGAAATTGCTTTGTCTTTTTTCATGTTAGATAACATTTCATCTGTACTACAAATATTTGGACTACCTGCTTCTGCTAAATTAACACGGCCTCCATTAGAAAATTTTGCACCGCAAAATAATTTACCAAAAAGTTGTAATGTCTGTTGTTTTTCTTTCTTATAATTACCTAATAAAGAAGATAATTCTTTTTGTGAAACGTCTCCTTTTTCTAATAAAATTTTTTGTAGGTTACCTACAATATTTTCGTAAACAGAAGAATCTTTAATTAAAGTTTGTGTAAGTTTTTTATTTGTTTGAGCTTGTTTAACTAATTCTTTTGCTCCAATTGGATTTGTACTTAACTCTGTAAAATATTGTTTAAAGGCAGTTTCAGGATCATATTCCATAGTAAAATTTTTTGTTGGAATTACAGATTTAGTTTTAGGATCATATTTAACTAAATCACCTTGTAATTGTGGATAAGCTTCTTTAGTGATTTTATTTAATTCTTCTGTATTAGCATCAATATTATAACCTTTTTGTATTTTATCTATTAAGTTTCTTCGTTTAGTAGAAAAACCACGTAAACCTAATTGCATGTTTCTTTCTGCTGTAGTTCCCATTAAATTTTTTAACCCTCTCATCATATCTTCTGCATTATTCATTCTTGCTATTTCAGCTATGCCTTCAAGGTGATCTGCATTAAATATTAATTCTCCATAACCTGCTTTTTTTAATTCAGATGTATCAAATATATTATTTAATAAATCTGTTTGATTTCTCATAAACTTTTTAATTGAAGTTTCGTTATTTAAAACTTTTTTTAATTGATCTTCCGATAAAAAATTTTCAATTGTACTCATGTGTTTTTGATATCGTACGTTTGATATATTTTTTTTATCTATATATTTTTGTTGTTTGTCTCCAAAAACATTTTTTAAAATACCAGACCTGAATTTAGGTGTTCCTACATTGTCAGACTCCATCATAAAAAGAATATCTGAATTAACTTTTGGATCTAATACATCAGCATATTGCTTTCTTAATGCTTCTCGATCTAATTTAGTTCCTTTATAATATTTTTTATCTATATTGTTGTAATCTAGATATCTATCAATACTATTTCTAAGCATATCATCTGTCTGTAATTTACCTGAGTAAAATAATTTTTTAAAATAGTTTTGAGTTAATTCGGTTTGAGTACCTCTAGTTATAGGTTTTAAATCAAATTTAGAAAAAGGTTTTCCACTGTCGGTAGCACCTATATTAGGAAAATCTTTGTAATTAGCTTTTCTTCCTGGAATATCTTTTATTCCAGATTTTTTAAAAGCTTCTGTTAGCTCAGATTTAAAAATATCATAATCTCTAATTCCATATTTATTTATGTTTTGATCTATAAAGTTATCTACAAAATTATTTACTTTTTCTGCGTGATTATTTTTTAAACTTATTACACCAGATGTTTTAATATCACCCATTTTCTTTTGTCTTCCTGCGTAAGCTTTTTCAGCTTCTGTTTTTGTATCTTTAGTTACGGTTAACGTAACAGGTTTACCGCTGCCTTTTACCCAATCAGGGTTACGTTTTTTAAAATAAAATTTACCTTTATTAGGCCCAGATAAATGTTGTTGAACTCCACTATATTTATAATCAGTTGTTTTTTTAGGTTCATTAAATCCAGTTCTTGATCCAAGGTCTTCACCTTCAATCGCTCCGCCGCCTATTGTGTTTCGTGGTCTAGATGTGAATAATCTGTTTGGCTTAACAAGGTAAGCCTTCATGTCATTAAATTCTTTAATCTTCATTTAGAAACCCATCAAATAGTTTAAGCCACCATCAGAATTTAATTTTCTTCTAGTTGCTTTATCAAACTCACCTTGAAATTCTAAAGTGTCTCCATATTTTTCTAATAGTTGATCATATAGTTTAGGGTCTTTTCTTCTGTCTTCTAACATTTTAATTATTCTGCCCTGTAGGTCTTTATCCATGTTCATCATCTCGTCAACAAAATTTTCATCTACTTCAGGAAACTTAACCATTAGTTTATCTCTACTTAATTTAAAACCTTCAGGTACCGGTGGTACATCTAAAATTTGTCTTTCAGATTCATCTACAATACGATTTCTATCTTCAAAATCTCTAAACAAAGATTCTTCTGCTCTTTTTCTTGCAGCTTTTTCTGACACTGGTTTTGATGTTTTACCTATTTTATTAGAACCGGGTGCTATTTCTTCTAGCTTATCCATTAATGCTTTTGATAAACCTTTTTTAAATCCAATACGGCCACCGTCAGCAAAACCTTCAGGTTCATATTTTTCTTTTAAATATCTTTTAAGTAAAGGTTTGTTAAATGAAGCTCCTAGTTCTTCTTTAAATCTTGTGTTTACATAATTAATATAATTATCTATTCCTTGATTTTTTAAAAATTTTTCTGACTCTGGACTATATAAAATATCTATAGCTAAATCTGCGTCAACTCCAGGAATTTCTTCTACAGATTCTGACATAAATATTCTGGCAGATGATGTTTTATATTTATCATTTAGTTTAACTTCAGTTCTAATAACGTTATCGTCTAAATCAAGTTCAAACATCTCATCTACTAAACGTTGGTCTACTTCAGATGATGCTCCATATTTTTCATAAACAGAATCCATTTTTATTTTTCTTTTTTGTTTAAATTTTGCCATTTCATATTCAAAACCATCTTTTTTTCCAAGGCTAAAAATATCTGGATCAATGTTTAGAAACCCTGAGGCCTGACTTGGTGATTCTTCTATTACTTTACCTGTCTTATCCATACCTGGTTTAAATGATACATCTAATACTTCACCCTCAGGTAAAGTTGTAATGCCTCCTGAAGCCGGAAACATGTTTGACACAGCAGTTTCTGCAATGTCTTGACTGACTCCTGATTCCTGCATCAGGGTATTTATTGCTTCTTGTCTTGAAACTTTTCCTTGTTGAGCGGAACCTCTGAGTTTTTTTATAAGATCGAAAAATTTATCCATTAATAATATGTCCGTTGTTTTTGTGGAATTGGTTCATCCTCATAATCGTCTGGGTGTTGAATCAATCCACCTTGTCTAAAACGCATCACAGCTTGAGTCATAGAATCAACTAAGTCATCATGATCTCCAAATGGAAAAGCTGCACACTCTTCAATGACTTCTTGTGCAAACTCCATTTCTTTAGGAGCATAAATTCTACCCGACTCAAACAACGGTGAAACGCTGTTTACCCTTGTATGTTTATCGTTACCTTTAGAGGGTGAGAAGTTTATAACAGGTATGCCAAGTTTTCGCAACTCATATGTTAAAGGAAGCCCTGAGGCTTTAGATTCAACAATAACTGTTTCAGGATTCCAGTATCCGTACTGATCCATAGCAACACGCCGTAGTTCTGGAAATTCATACCGACCTTTAAGTGAGTCTACTAATATCAAAGCTTTTCCTGAATCTTCAGTTGGTGTAAAAACTCCCCAAGTAGTTATTGCACTAAAGTCAGCAGTTTCTTTTTTCATAAAAGCTGTATCATAACTTTGTATAACATGTTCTAGAGGAGGAAGATCACCTTCCCAATCTTGCCACCATTCACGTTTGATTAACGCTCCCTCTTCTCCTGTTGGATTTTGCATGTACTGTGCATTCCATTTAGAAAGAGGTATTGATGCACGAACACTTTCTAAATCTTTAATGTTCCAGTATTCAGGCCACAGGGGATCACCACTAGGCATGATAGCAGGAAACTCAATTACTTCCCACTGATCAGCTTTAGGTTCTTTCTGTGCTTTAATTAATCTTCCAGCTAAATCTTTTTCATTCCATCTTGTCATTACAATTACAATAGTTCCACCTGGTTGAAGACGTTGACGTGGACCAGATGTATACCACTCGTAAGTTCTATCTAACGCTTGAGCATTCATTGCATCTTGCTCAGTGTGTGGGTCATCAATAATTAAAAGATCGGCACCACGACCAGTAATAGCAGAACCAACACCGGCAGCATAATATTCTCCACCTTGTTGGGTTTCCCACTTACCAGCAGCCTGACTATCTTCTTTAAGTCTTGTTTGAAATACTTCTTTGTACTCAGGTGAATCCATAAGTTGTTTTGCTTTACGACCAAACCTTACAGATAATTCAGTTGTGTTAGTTGATTGAATAATTTTTAGTTTAGGATTACGACCTACCATCCAAGCAGGTAACAAGTAAGATGCAAACTCAGACTTAGTATGTCTAGGTGCCATATTAATTATAACACGTTTTACTTTACCATCTGCAATGTCATTAAATTTTTTAGCAACTTTTTTGTGGTGAGAACCTTCAATAAAATCAGGCCATACATGTTTGACAAAAGCCATAAAATCTTTTTTAATGTCAGCTTGTTTTTTCTTTTCTTTCCACTTAGCCATATATAAAGCTAATTGTCTTTTTACATCAGGTGGTAATTTCTCAAACTTTTTTAATTTATCTATATCCATATTGCATTCGAAAAAAAATTTTGCAAAATTTTTTCACATGTTGTTTTAACAGTCCCAAAGTATTTGTTGCTTACTTATTTATAAAACTCAGCAAAATGTGTAAACTCAGGGACCCCTTTTTTAGTAATAGTATATTGATTAAATAGAAAATTGCAAATTTGCAATGAGGCCTGGTACCTCTATTGAGGTACCAGGTTAGAAAGGTTGGCTCTAGTCTAATAGAACCATATACTCTTTAGCAAAGTATTTCTTAAACCAATTTAATCCTCTACGTACTACATCGTAATGCTCTGTCCATTCTGCATCTTTGATGTTGTAATAGATAGTAGCTGCAAAGTCTGGTAGTTCACATGTCTCGCCACTGT